CCGCTTGAGCCATTAACACCAGAAGATCCGCTTGAGCCATTAACACCAGAAGATCCGCTTGAGCCATTAACACCAGAAGATCCGCTTGAGCCATTAACACCAGAAGATCCTGATGAACCTGTTGCTCCTGATGAGCCATTAACACCTGATGAACCGCTTGAGCCATTAACACCAGAAGATCCTGATGAACCTGTTGCTCCTGATGAGCCATCTAAACCAGACGAACCGCTTGAGCCATTAACACCAGAAGATCCGCTTGAGCCATTAACACCAGAACTACCATTAGAACCACTTAAACCAGAACTACCATTAGAACCATTTAAACCTGATGTACCATTTAAACCTGATGTGCCGCTTAAACCTGATGAGCCAGATGAACCATCTAAACCGCTTGAGCCAGATGAACCATCTAAACCTGATGAACCACTTGAGCCAGAACTACCATTAGAACCACTTACACCTGATGAACCACTTGAACCAGAACTACCATTAGAACCACTTACACCTGAAGTACCATTTAAACCTGAAGTACCATTTAAACCTGAAGTACCATTTGTACCAAACACACCATCTTCACCTTTAGCACCCATAGGCCCCTGAAGACCAGGAAATCCTCTATCACCTTTGTCACCTTTATCACCTTTTCTACCATTTTGACCTGATGTACCATCTTCACCATTTACGCCTGATGAGCCATCTTGACCTGATGAACCTGATGAACCTGAAGTACCATTTAATCCTCTTGGACCCGTCAAACCAGTTCTACCTATATCACCTTTTTGACCATCTTTACCAGATGTACCAGCCTCACCTGAAGTACCAGATGTACCAGATTCACCTTGATTTCCTTGTAAAAGATTTCTTATATCAGTAGCCAATTTAGCATCCTCTTCGCTAGTAGCCAAGTGTTCAGTCTTATTGTCTATCTCTTTGATGTATCTACCATCAGGTAGCTTTTTGTATATGTAGTTCTTGTCTGTCATACTTATTATATTCTTTTTAAGTCAAATTGTTTATGAAGTTGGTGGTGGTGGATACCATGGATCTATTTTTGATGCAGTTGAACCACTTATAAGCGTATGATAACCTTTTGTATAATTTACATATATATCCCAATCTATAACCTCAGCAGCTTGACCAGTTAAAACCATTCTTACTGATTGAGTTCCTGAAGCCGAAAAACTTACACCGACAGCTGAAGTAAAATCTGTTTTTGTTTGATAATCTATTGAACTACCTATTATTGTAAGAGCACTACCAGTGTGTCTAAAACCACCAAAAACTTTTGATAAGTAACCTTTTGAACCTGATGAATTTATAGCAGTACAACTCATATTTAAAAAACAAGTATCACCTTTAGCCATAGGAATCATTTTCAATTCATAAGTAACTGCACCAGACATAGTGAATGATAAGTAAGCATTAAAATTTACGGTTTCTAAAATAGGTGATTGAGTTGACCCAGTAATGCTATAATAATATCTATCACCACGAGCTTCACTATAATAATAATTTTCAACGCCACTTTGTGATGCTACAATAACGGCTCTTACACCACTATATAAATTATTCTTAATCAGTAGATTCTTATTTACAGGCATTATCTAGACTTCTTATTTAGTTCTTTTAGTTCTTTTGTAAGTTCATTTAAGGCTTGTTTAAGCTCATCAAACTTGTCAGTAAGTGCTGCGTGTTTATTTATATGATCGTTTTGTAAAATATCTAATTTGTTTTTTGTTTCGTAAGTTAAAAGTTTTACTGATTTCAAATCATCCATTGTAGATTTTAAGAAATAGCCTACGATAGTCATCATAAGACCACCGATAAGTGTAAATATATCCATTATATGCATAATTAAGAAAGGTATTTTTTTAAGAACTTTAACTCTTCATAAGTCAAATCTTTATATCCATCTTCTAAATAAATATCTGTATCATATTGTCTATTTGATGGATATATATCATCAGAAGCCGCATTGTATAAAGGTAAGTTTATTGAGTTTTCACAAATAAAGTTTACACATCTTGTGTTCCAAAACTCACCTAAGTTTTTCATTTCTTCTCTTAGATACTTCATCTCAGTTAAATCAGAGTTTGTAGTGTTTTCTGAGTTTGCTTTTACAACACCAGCGTTACGAATCTTCAAATAAAGATGAGGTAAAGCCATATATGTAGTCCAGTAAACTAAAGATTTAGATACTAAATCAAGTAAGTTCCATTCAACGGTTGAAAAAGTAACACCTGAACCAGCAATATAGTTTGATGTCTTTGTCATAAAGTCATTGTATAAAGGTGTGCCTAAAATGTCTTGACTATAAACATCTTGTGCGTTTGACACAAAAGGATATATTTCATCTACATCAATTGATTTACCAAGAGGTGAATATGTTTTTAGATAGTTATCATCTATAAAAAGTGAATCAGCCATATTTATTGTTGTATAATTTTTATTGGTACGATAGGTTCAATGCTAACTCTTGCTACACCATTGTAAATCAAAACTTCTTTGAAAGCATCAACTAAAAGTTTTCTTTCTGGTTTAATCACCATCGCATCAAAGATTTCCCAAGATTGAAGTAACTCAGATGAGTAACCTAATTTACCTGGTGTTTGTATACCTAAAAGTTGAGGGTGAGCTCTATGAGCTGTAATGATTTGTTGAACGATTTGGTCTGCTACTTGTAAAAGGCGAGCATCTATATTTGTAGCATCTAAAGTATCAATATCTGGTGCTAAGTCTTTACCATCAGAATATAAGATGATTGCTTTACCAGCATTTTTAGCACCGCCGTGTTGAGCCTTAATAGCTTCAGAGTTCATTCTTCTTTCTTCAGGTGTAGGTTTCTTATAAAACTTAAAAACAATTGAAGGTGAGAAGCCATTGTTGATAGCTGCTAAGTTATATTCAGCCATTAAACCATCGGCTTTAATCCATCTTAAAGCAGAGTAGTAAGTAGGTAAAGAGTAATAATCCATATTGTTGTCTTCTCTTTTGATGAACATCAATTGTCTTAAACCATCAGCATTTGGATTATAAGCTTCAATCTTTCTTGGTGGATTTTTTATAATGTTTGACCAATCTTCTGAATAGTAGTAACAATCAACTTCACCAACTTCATCTCTTTTACCAGAAGCTATACGAGAAGCGTCAATCCAGTTCATATCAACGATGCGAGTTCTATCCATAGAATAGATAATCTCAAAACAAGAGTAACCAAAAGTTTGTTGGTCACGGGTTACAAGCCAGAAAATCTTGTCAAGTTTGCGCCAGAAAGGTACTAACTTCCAATTGTCTACTATGAACTGATTTGACAACTCTCTTGTAGTATCAAATAAGAATCCTTCACCAGCAATCAAATTTGTTTTAGATTCAATAATAGAATCGTGTAAAGATGATGAGTTGCGATATTCTAAAAGGTCGATCGGGAATTGATTATGTTGACCATACAAAACCCAATCATACCCTTTTTGTTCTTTTGGTTGAGGTAACTCTATGTTACGCATATTGATAGTCTCAAGAATGTCTTTACCTAAATTCACCTTAGGTGGTTCCGGTTGTGTTTGTTTTGTAAATCTGTCAAAGAAAGCCATATTATCGTTTAAGGACTTTTATATTTTTAGCAGGTCTATCTATAGTCGCCCAAACTTTAGATTCTTCTACAAGCACTTTACCCGTTTCAAGTGCTTTTGTGTTTGCCGTTACAACATATGACCACATACCTGCTCTCATATCTATCTTTGGTGTTGCTAGATTTTCTGGTGTTCCTACTACTATTTCAAATCTTGACCACTTGTTGTTCGGTTGTAAATCAGTTGGATAAAAAGATTTTACTTGACCTGATACATCATTTGTGAATGTAAATAAGAAACTTGCAGTAGAACCATAATCCAGAGATTCTCTAAGAGATAACCAAACTGATTGTGTGATTCCTGGTGTAAAGTATATCATTTGTTTTACGGTACTTTATTTATATGGTTCTAAAAATATATTTTGTTTTTTATTTGGTAGATTAGAAAAGTTGCTGTATATTTGTAAGACAAAAGAAATAAACAATATAAAACTTAAAGATATGACAAACAAAGTTACAACCGTAGTAGAGACATACATGTGGGATAATGTTGACTTGATTCACACCTGGTCAAATGCTGATGAAGCAAGAGAGAGTGGTCGATTTGACTTCTTGATTGAGAATGGTAACATTAGCACAAAAAGATTCTATGACATCAAAAAAATCAGCACACTTGTAAAATTAGCACCTGGTTGTTTTTATATTATTTAAAACAAAAAACCCATCAACTAAGTTAATGGGTTTTTGAATCTTAATCATAGTGGTTAAGATTAAGCTACTAAAGCAGTAACGATACCTGGTGTTACACCATAAGCACGAACTTGTTCAAAACCTTTCATAGTTAAAACATAGTTTGAACCATCTGCTTTAGCTGTTCCAGTCGTTGAGGTTGATTCTGATAAGTATATACCCTCAGCCGCTCCTGGATACCAATAAAGACCATTTGAATCTTTAATGATTACTGCTAAATCTCTTTGAGTTAATAAGCTCAAAGTATTTCTTTTACTTACATCTCTTCTTGGAATAGTAAGAGATAAAGTTTGCTCAAACAGGGCAGACCCTGCTTCTACTGACTTAACTAAATCTTCTGTGAATGTAGCTGAGTTTCTATTAAACTCAAATTCATAAAAGTATGAAGAAGCCGCTAATGATATTGATGATACGGTACCGCCAGATTGAGTAAAGCCAGTAATGTTATCAAAGTCTGTTAAATAAACTTTTGTCAAACCGCCTATATTATTCTCGCAATCTTTTGAAATTCCGCCTGAAAATGATACACAAGCCATATTATTATTTTTATTTTTTTATCCTATAAGGATTATGCGTAAAGAACGATTTCGTTACCGTATAAATAATTTACACCAAATTTCAATGAAGTAGCAAACCTTTCAGTTCTAGCTCCAGAGATGTTTCTTTGAGGTATGATAATGATATCATCCCAATCTGATACTAAGTCAGTTAAGAAGAAAACTTTATCAGAGTTAAACGCTATCATTTGTTTAGCATTTAAGGCTGATGTAGGAATTAATCTATATCCTAAATAGTTTAGTTCTTTGTCACCTACTAAGAATAATCCACCAGTAGTAGAAGCTTGAGCTTGTTTGTAAGCAAAAGCGATTTCTTGAGAAACAAAGATTTTGAAGTTAGCTTCAGAACGAACCTCAGCGGCTACACCATTCAACAATCTGTTTAACTCACCTACAACATTTGTAGATATGATTGTAGAAGCAGTAGCAGCGATGTCAACTACATCACCATCAGCTTGAAGTAGTTTAACTAAACCATCACATAAAGAGTAAGGGTAAGAAGCTGTACCAGTGTTACCTTGGAACATTACTTTTTCTAAGTCAGAACTTACTTTATCTGCTACATAGTTTACTACGAAGTCAGCGTATGAAGTAGGAACTACTTCTTCGTTGTTTGAACCTGCTCTTAATTGAGCTGATAAGTAATTTGCTTCAAAGGTAGTTGCGCAATACTCAAGGTTAACCTTTAAGTCGCAAACTTCCATTGTTTTTTGGTTCAAAGAACCTTCACCTGTTGAGGAGAATGAACAATCTTCAGCTTGAAGAATGTTACCTAAGTCAGAGTAAGCTAATTTAATTTTAGACTTTACATTTGGAATCAAAGTCAATTCATTTTTAGCTAAACCTGTTGTAAGAACTTTTTTGAAGAATCCTTCAGCGTCCTTACCGTAAAAGATTGTGTTATCTGTTAAAGCCATTTTTTTATTTTATTTTTTTGTAGTCTCTATACCTTATATAGGATTTTTCGACTTTTTGTTTTTTATCTGTTTTTAGCGAACTCTTTGATACGAGCTTCTACCTTAGCAAACTTGTCGTCTAGCTTAGGTTCAGCTTTTGTGATAGATTTTGTAGCCGCAGTTGCTGAGAACTTTTCTTCAACTTCTTTTTTGTAGTTGTTCATATCGTCGTCTTTTTGACCTACAAGTTCTTTTAGTTTTGTTACTTCATCCATTAGTTCAGAGAATCTAGCATCAATCATAGAAGATACTTCTTCTGCTGTAAGTGCTTGAGAAGTTGGCATATCTTCAGCCATTTCATCTTCTTTTTTCTTTTTACCATCTTTGTAACCTAAATCTTCATCTTCTTCTATAGCTTCTTCTATAGATTCTACTGAACCGGTAACAACAACGATTGTTCTGCCGTCTTCAAGTACCCATCTGTCATCAGGAGCGACCATTGTCATAGCTTCATCTGTGAAGATTTTTGTACCAACACTTATCGATTCACCGTCGAAGTAGATTGGTGTTGAACCATCACCCAACATAGCTGAACCAAGTTTAATTTTGTTTTCCATCTTTTGTTCTTTATTTTTTAGTTGTAGTTCAAGGTCAGCTAAAATCTCAACCGAAAATCCTTTTACTTCATTTGTTTTTACTTTTTCATTCCAAAAGTTTTCGTCAATGATTTTTACAGCACCGAACCAAGTACCTTCAGGCAAATCAAAACCTAAGTTTTTAGATTTGTCTTGTTCACCTTCAATCATCCAGTTTTGAGCCACAAAGGCTTCAACTTTTTTGTCTGAATGTTGTAGGTTTATATTCTTACTATTCAAGTCTGAGTTGAACTTTGAAGATATCTTTTCAATTTCTTCTGCTGAGAACCTTACATAGTACTCACCATTAGTATCATCACTTCTGTAAATCAACATGTTAGGGATTAAGAAGGGCCCATACAACATCTGTTTTTCTTTGTCTGCTTTAAAGTTTATATCGTTCATAGTTTAATTTATTTATAGTTTAGCATATTCTGCACCACCACCAAATCCAGGTAGTGAATGTGACACAGCAATTGTATAAGCACCATCATTTCTTCTACTCCAAGATATAGAGTTTATTCTTAGTTGACCTTTAGCAAAAAGACTACCTGATGTCATTCTTTTACCACCGTCTCGGTTCTCATACAAACCATTTTCTGCTATTTTTTTAGCCCAACTTAGTGGCACTACATAGTCTTGACCATTTTCAGATTTTATTGATACATTCTGTTCAGTCTTTGAATATATTCCTGGCATTTTACCTTGTTCTCTAGCTTCAGCTCTTGATATAGTATTGTAGTTGTTTTTGATACTATCCTCAGTCTCATATTTAGCAACCGCATTTATTACAGGTGATTTTGATGTAGATGTGCCTCGACCACCACCACCTTCTTTACCTGAACCGTCACCTTTACATCGACCGTCTGGTTCACCATTTACTCGTGTACCATCACCATTTGGCGGACAGCCAAAACATCCTGAACCATCTAAAGTACCTAAGGCTTTCTTAGCCATCATTGAGTTTACTTTTGTGACTCTTTTGGCCATCATTGAGTTTACTTTTTTAGGTTCTTGTTTGATTGTAACTTTAGCAAGTTTAATCCAATCAACACCAATCGCTGGTTCATCTACAAGAGATATAAACCCAACACCTTGTGTGTCATCACTTAACTTTATATCATAGATAGGTAAATCCTTCTTCATATTTTATATGTTTGTTTTTGATTTATTGTTTCTTAGCCAAAAGAAGCGTTACTTTCTAAGGTCTCAACTCTTTTTTGTGTGCTTGTTATATCTGATTCTAAGATGTAAACTCTTTGACTACCATTGTTTAACAAAGTGCCTGTAGCACCTGCACCTTCACCAGGCGAACCTAATAAGCCTTCATTAAATCCTGTAAAACCACCAGATGAAGCTGATGAAATTGGGCTTGATGAAGCTGATGTTGTATCAGGTATAGTAGGTGTACTTACAGAAGTAGGTGCACCAGTAGAACCTCCATCAAACTTTTGTTTAGAAATAGCAGCTATCTGAGCCGCAGTAATTATACCGGCCGCAACTATACCTGCTATACCCGCAGGTGAAGGTGGGGGGCCAAATTGAGATATAGCTGATAAAACTGCTTGAGCACCACTAATAACAGCATTTACTATATTAAGAGCTTTTTGTCTTTTGAACTGATTCTTAGCTAACTCTCTGTTTGATTCATCAATGGCTTTGTTTGAGTTTTTTTGTATGTTTTCTATTGCATCAGTAGTTTCTTTTTGCTTTGCTTTTTTCTGGTCTTCTGTATAATTATTAGCCGCTATATCAGCATCATACGCCGCTTGAAGAGCATTAGCCTTAGCTTGTTCACCAGCAATAAAAGCTTCGTTACGAGCAGTTTGTGCTTGATCCTCATTTTGATTTGCTAAATTATTTATCTCACTAAGACCCTGAGCAAATTTTTCTGCTAGTGCAAGAAATGCAGAAAATCTTTCTAATCTTTCATCACTAAATAATCCAATTTGTTCATTAGCTTCTTTTTCAATATTAACTTTTGTAGTCGCAAACTTTACTTCTGCTTCAAGTTCTTTTACATTTGATTCTTCTGTTAAATTTAAAGACTGCTTATTTATTATTTTTTGTGTTTCTTCTGCTTGTTTTATAAGTGACTCATTAGCTTCTTTGTTTAGTTTGTCTATTTCAGCCTTACCTTCTGTTTCTGACAATATTTTAGACTCTACTTTAGCATCTACAATTTCTTTATTCTGTTTTTCAACTTCTTTAAGATTATCTTGATTAACTTTTACCGTGGATTTTTTAGTTATTTCATCAAATTCTACATCCAACTCTTTTTTATTATCATAAAACTTAACAACCTCTGCAATTTGTAGTTTTCTTTCAGCTTCTGCTTGTTCTTTTGAAATTTGTAATTGTAGGTTATTAGCTTGATTAAGTAAAGTTTCTTTTGTTTTTTGAAAGTCTTCAAAATCAGAAAGTGAAAGTTTATTGTTTTGAATTGATGACTCTAAAAAATCAATGTCTACTTGTTTTCTTCTAAGCGCAAGAGCAGTCAAACTATCGCTTACATTATTATTACCAAAAGTAATTTCATTCGCTAAGATTTGTTCGGCTAATTTTAAGTCATCTAAAGTTTTTTTATAATCTTCAACTCTTTTTTTGTTTGTTTCTTCATAGTCTTCAAGTGATTTTGTGTTTATTGCCAATACACTTCTATTAAACGCAATGTCTAACTCTTTGAAGAGTTGTTTTCTTTTCTTTTCGTCGGTTATATTATCTTCAATTGCTTTCTTTTGAGCCGTATATTCTACTATAATCTTTGCTAAAGTTACATCTTTTTCAAACTCTAAATCATCAATTTTACTTTCTGTTCTTTCTACTCTACTTTGTTGTAGTTTTAATTCTTCATCGTCTGCGCTTTTTTGAAAGTCTGAAAGTGATTTAAGAGACTGAGCATAAAAATCAGTTGCAGTTTTAACATCACCAAGACCTTTATTTGTTTTATCTAAACCTTCAACATATTTACCGGTTTTGCCTTCAATCTCTTTTATAACTTCACCTACATTTAAATTTATTTTACCATATTCATTCAACCTAACATTTGCTTCATCTATTTCTTTTTGAAAACCAGCAATTTTTAAATTATAAGACTCTTGTTTAGCTATCGCATCTCCTAAACCCAATGGTTCCTGTAATTTACTAAGCCTAGCAACCTCGTTATCCCAGAACGCACGCTCTTTTTTTGTCTTTAATATTTTAGATTCTAGTTCTGATTGTTTCTCTAGATTTAGATCTGCAGCTTTTTGATTTTTGTCAAGTTTAAATCTAGCTTTTTGATATGCGATATAGTTAGCTACTTCTAAATTAAGTTGTTTTTGAAATAGTTTTTCATCACTTAAGTTTTGTAGTGTAGTATTATAAGTATCATTTATTTCTTTAATCAACTTTTTTCTTTCAGCCGAACCTTTATTAGTTGCAGCTAAAGTTTTAATCTGTAAAACAAATTCACCTGATTGTTCAGCGATTTGTTTTCTTGATTTTTTATCTTCTTCAATTTGTGCTTTTGTAGCCTCAAGTCTTTTTGCTTTTGCTTTTTCAGCATCACCTTCAGCTGACGCATATGATATCAAACCTGCAACTACAAGACCTAAAGCTGTAACAATAGCAACTAGTGGTAAGGCATTTAGAGCTACAGCAAATCCAGTAGTAGCAACTGCGGCTTCACCAGAAGCAATAGCCTCACCTTCAGTCGCAACAGCAGTCGCAGTGATAGCACCAGCACTTGAAGCAGCCGCCGGAAATAAAGAAAGAAAACCAGCTTTCAGTTCTGTAACCTTATCACCTAAACCACCGAATGTAGTTAAGGCTTGTGATAAGTTTAAGAGTGCTGTAAGTTTTACTAAAGTTTTTTGAACTTCTTCATTTTCACCGCCGAATAAAGCCGAGGCCGCTGCTACACCTTGAAAACCAGCAACACCTATTTGAGCGGTTGTTGATAAAGCCTTACCTAATCTCTCAACACCGGTACCAGCTAAACTACTAATAACACCACTAGTGTCTGCTATTGTGTCTCTTAACTGACCTGCTCTTAAAGAAAGTTCTTGAAATCTTGCTGAACCAGGTTCTAAACCTTGTAACTCCTGTGTGATTTTTCTAAGTTCAAGTCTTAAAGACATAGATTTAGTTACCGTATCATTTATATCTGTGCTAAGTTTTTTAGCAGATGTACCACCAGCATTAAGTTGTTCAGCTATAGTACCACCTTTTGTGATATTACTACCTAAGTTTTTTACAGAACCTGTTACATCATTTATAGATTTACCAAGATTTTCAGCACTTTTTGTTGTGCTGGTAAATTGAGATTCTATGGTTTTAGATTGTTTATTAAGTTCAGAAAAACCTTTAGAGTTTTTATCTATTTTAGATAACTCTTCATTTGTTTGTTCTAAAGCTTTTTCCATATCACCTACAGATGATACAGCTTGCTCTACACCATTGAGTTTAATATTTAATTGATAATCAGCCATTGAGTCTTTTTATTTTATACTATATTTATAAGTCTGTGATATGAGTAGCTACACAACCATTGAATAGTATTTGAGCCTGTGCCTTGTGCTTTGATTTTTACACCAGCCGCATCAGATCCAATCTCAACCGTTGGTATAGTTGAAGTAAAGCTACAAAATTCTAAAACAATAGGTGTGCCTATTTCATAAAGAACTAATCCCGATGCAGTACCTCCAATAGAATAAACACCACTGATTTCAGCAGAATAAATTAAAGAAGCATCTGCAATATCAGTAGCTACAACATGAGCTTTAACTTGAACAACCTCACCACCTAAAGCCGCATCATACCAATCAATATCAGCCAAATCTGTTATAAGAGCATTAGATGTTCTTAATTTACTTTGTTTAGTAATCCAGTCAGAGTTTAGATATTGAGTTGAGCCATCGTCATCTACGCCTCTTATAGCTAATGAACCACCTGCTGTTATTTGGTCTGATTCTAAACTTTGTTTACTATAACCTTTACCTAAATGAACTACATTTGATAAAGTATCAATGCTGACATTTTCACCAGCAATCACAACAGCTTTACTAGCATCATTCATAGTTACGGTCTGTGAAGCAATCGTTACATTATAATTTGTTGAACCTGAGTTTATAACATATCTTGAGTTTAAGTTAAGAACTCTGTCTTTATTTACATTTGATGAAGTATCAATTTCAATAGGCGCATCAGATGAAACAGCATTATTTGTTACTAAGATATAGTTACTTGTTTCTTTTACAATTAAACCACCATTAGCATCAATAGTACCAATCGTAGTTGCTGAGCCACCTAAGTTTAGATTTTTCCATCTGTTTGAGGTTGTTCCTAAATCAGAATAATATAAACCATTTGGTGATAAAGAGTTTGCTGAATAAGTAGCGGCTATCTCAATGTCTGGTGAATCAAAAATAAATAAACTAGCCGCTGTTGAAGATGCTGTTGAGCCGGTCGTAAGTTGAACTATACCATTTGAAGTTCTTACATAAACTTTATCATCTGTTACATTTACACCGAGCTCACCTATGTATAAGTCAGTTGCTAACCAAGTTTCGTCAGTGTGGTCATTTGATGTTGGTACCGTAAAAACCGTACCGTTTGTTGAAATCGCGTGGTTTATTATTCTTGAATATTGTTCTATTTTACTCATATCTTATTATGTTTTTATTTTGTTTTATTGTTTATGATAAAGATCTAAATCTATCAATTTGTCTAATGACTTGTGCTACTGATTGAGAGCCGGTGTTTAAGGTAAAAGAACCTGATAAGTTTGTTCTCGGATTAGGATTCACGGTTGTTGTTATACCAAGTTCTTTTACATCAGGTAGAATATTATCTTGACCAGCATTAATCACATTTTCATATGTAAATGAACCAGCAGTTATAACAACATCTTCAGAAGCATTAATCACATTAGCATTAGAAGAAGCCGATTGTCTTATCACAGAAACATCTAATCCACCATTAATCACATTTGATTTAGAAATAGCTATACCATCTTTATACCTGATGTTATTAATATAAGTTACATCTGATTCAGCAATATACTTTTTATCAGTACCGATTATATTTACATTTGTAACATTACCAACAATATAGTTACCATTACCAGATGAGATGTTTATATTTTTAGCACCATTTCCTACAGCATTTTCGTTACCATTTATTTTAATATTTGTAGTGTTGCTTGATACAAAGTTTGATAAACCATTTGTTTGTACGGTTGCTGAGTTTGAGAGATTAACACCTGGTGTTGTGTTTTGATATCCTGCTTGAGGTTTTCTTTTAGCAGGTGCAATTTCAGAAACGATAGATGTAATCGGTCTTGTTGTATCTACAGCGACATTAAACAAAGGATTTGAATATCCATTTGAATCTGTTATAACAGATCTTTTAACATACTTAGTAGATGATTTAAGTTTTAAGAACTCACAAGTTGTAAGACCATCATTTACTGCGTCATAATCTAAAACTTTTTGTAAACGAAGATAATGACCATCAATCAAATAAATCTTTCTAAAGTCTAATTCATAGATATCTTTATTCGTAAGTCGTAGTTTAGCAATGATTACTTTAGAAGAAGGATCGCTTATCTCATTTATAAAGTTTGACCAATATTTATTATAAAGATTTTCATTAGTCCATCTAGAGTTATCCCAATAAACAAAATCACCTTCTTCCATATTATACCAGTTTATATCATACTGAGGATCTTGAGGTGAATCACAAGTACCAGCGTAAGGATATGTTGTGTAAACAGAAGATGTTGCTGCAAGTGTACCAGAAACATTTACGGTTGATAACATCTCCCAACCAAATTGAGCACCTTGTGCGTTGTTTAGATTAATAATATAAGTACCACGATAAGCCGTATAAGGTCTTAAACCACCCCATATTAATATACGAGGCTGTGAGTTTGATATTGGTTTAATTGCACCACTTGCTTCTTTTTGTAAAACAGCTGGCATAACAACATCTGAGTCATTAGGATTATTTATCATTATAGTTGTACCTAAAGGTATCTCAATCACTACTTCATTTTTTAAGAAATCGTTTGTTACTTCTTTTGTATATTTAGAGTAAGATCTACCTCTATCATCTTTGAACTTTTTGTTCCAATAATCAGATTCTTCTTTATTTTGAAATGTATAATATTTTGCGATTAACTCACCCATAGGAATTATATCAACAGAATCTTTATCTACTTTAGTTGACCAATCTACATAATCAGATGAGGCACTTGCGCCAGTTTTATAATAAGTATCTCTAGGTTCAATGTAGTATAATCTTTCTATTTGTTTATCTGATTCTATACTTAGATTAAACATTTTAATTATAGCAAGTAAAAAATCTTTACAAGACATATCTCTTGGTAAAATGCTTGATATAGGTAAAGGCGCATTCTCATTTGCTACAGAGTTTGGAATATTTATAATATAAGAAGAAGATTCTATCTTAACATAAAAGTCGGCTAATATATTACTATACTCATCAGGTGGTGGTTCTGCAGGTAAAGGCGGATTTGTAGGATTATATAATTCATAAAATCCTATAGCACTATTTGACAAGTTTGAATATTGACCAGAGTTTGCTTGAACATAAGTTTGCATAGAAACCCATACCTCATCACCTTCAGCAAAATATGTTTTAGTTGATGATATAGTTACATTTGTTTTTTCCCAACTAGATGGTTGATATCTACCAAAGAATTTCCAGTTTGGATTAGTCGAAGACCAATAAGAGTTTATATTTACATCAAAAGATTTTGAGGTAGATCCTATCTCTTCTATAAATCCATTTCGTTTTCTTAAAAGCTTTATTAAAACATATGTACCAGTTTTGTAATTACCTAAGGGGCCAGAAGGATTATTTCCACTGGGTCCGATTGTAAACTCTTCAGGATGAAAACCAGGATAATATAAATATCTAGAATCGTTTGGTAAAAAAGAAGCTGTACCATTTGCAGTACCAGCACGATAACCATTCATATCAATCCAAGCTGATAAGTTTATATTTGTTGTTAAAGCATATTCACCTGACTCTTTTACAATCCATTTATATTCTGACTCATCCCAGTTTTTTATTGATTGAGTTGAACCTGGTGAATCATAAAATGATACGGTTGTGCCAATTAATAAACCATCTTCTTTTTTAAAAGGTATATAAGTTTGTAAGGTGCTTGGTATATTATTTGATGTATATGAACCATATGTAGGATAATAATAAGTTTGAACACTTAGATTATTCTGACCAGAAAGTCTATTTGTATATGAGCCAGTAAGACCAACACAAAATTTACGATCGTTTAGTTGAGATGGTGTTAAATCAAATGAAGTTTTCTTTTGAATAAGAATAAGTCTTTTGAAAAACTGAGAGTCTAAAAATGTAGATTGATAATTTGAGTTTGTGGTTTTCATTATCTTATCAAAGATTCCTTTTATATAAAAACCAGGTACCATATTTGTAACAGCAAAAGAGTTAAAGTCATATTCATCACCCCAAGATATAAGAGGATAAACATAACCTTCACCTGTTGCAGTTCTTTTATAGCAGTAAGATGAATTTGATGCTGTCGCGACCGTGACACTTGAACCAGTAGTCATTAAAGCTACAGGATAAAAGTAATTTACAACAAACTTTGTTGCACTAACTTTTTCAGTAACAACCCACTCGCCTTTTGCTGCTAATAAATAAAGTTGAGAACCGCCAGTAGATGGTTCTATATAAACAAAATCATCTTCGAGTAAGTTGTGATTACTATAAGTTTCAACAGCTAATCTACCAGTTGTAGCATCTCTATAAAGAGATTTAATTTGATAGGCTGTGCCGTTTGATATTGATGCGTAAGTAGTACCATCATCTTTCTTTGAGTTACCATACCAAGAGTTTTCTATATTAGTTTTAGACCAATCGTGAGTCCACTCTGAAAGATCTAAATCAGATAACTTAGTTGTACCTATATCATAAAACAAAGAAGTTAAATCACCATTTAAGGCAATCTCATATTCAATGTTGTCATTCAAATCTTTTTTAATCCTTTTAAGTTGTAGATTACCTTTTAAAACTTGAACACCATCATTCATCACGATACACTCTTTTCTAAGATTAGGATTAAAGCCTTCATAAAAAGAAGTGTTACCAATCGTTATCCAACCATCTTGACCTATCTCATAAACATGAGAAAAGATTCTGTTGTTGTTCTTTGTACCAGGTATAGTAATTGTTTTAGACCACGATGTTCTTTTTTTCTCTGGCTCACGAATATCTGAAATAGAGAAAGTGATAGGAATAGAAATGCCTTCATATAAATCTAAGGCTAAACCAGAAGCACCAGTTTTATTTGCTGGTCTTACTATACCTACAAGTGATTCAGATATAATCTCATTAGGATTTTGAGCTAATCTATAAGTATAAGCTTCTGTTGGTGTACCAGTACCATCAGGTATAATAGCGTTGTTTGCTGGTCTGTGGAAAAGTATAAGTTGAGTTTTCATTATCCTCTAATTGTGTTTTTAGAATAAGACATTTGATAATTAAGCGCATACTCAATTGGTCTTCCAAGTTTCTGTTTTACCTCAACAGAGTTATCAGATATAGTTATTGGTAGTTTACTAAAGGTAGTATCTTTATAAATATAAGCACATAGTTGATAAGGTGGTAAATAAGAGTTGTAAGTAGCGCCAATATCTACTATATTACCTGTTATAGATTGTATCTGAAATCTACCTGTAAAACTATTATAACCAGCAATATATTCAGGTATGGTTACAATATAATCATTTGCACTTAATCCTGTGACATCATTTACCCATAATAAGATTCTGCTATTTGTTGCGCCGTAACTATTAGCTTCATCATAGATTCTTACTTGTTGTATCTCTGGTCTTTTATAAGTCCAAACATCAGGTGATAACCACATCTCACTTAACCACTCAGATGATTCTTTAGTACAATATGAATTTACTTTATGTACTTCAGTAGCGTTTATCTTATATGTTGTTGTGCCTCTATCACCTACCGTGTAAGACCAAGCGCCTGAGTTGTTTTGACCTAAAGTTTTTTCATAGGTTTTTCTATCTATAGTAAATGCTTTTAAGTTTCTATGATAAAATGTAAAGTTTTCTAAACCACCTAAAAGACCAACAAAGCCTAAACGAGTTGTAAAGGTTTTAGGATCTTTTACATTGAATGTAAAAACTTCTGAATTTTTAACATTGTTGTAAGCAATCCAAATCTTATATGATTTGATATTTGCGTTTATAAATGCTGTAGAATTTATCTTGTTTAAGTTGTAGGGTCCTACTGCTAATCTATATCTTTTTCTTGTAGATAATGTATTTGATAATATACTTGTTGTGCTTGTTGTACCACCTTGAGATGTTGTTTCAATAAACATTTTCCAAGTTGAGTTTACTGGTTGTAAAGTTAAGAAATCTAAATAGTATGCGTCATTATAAGTTACATCTACTTCTCTCGGTGAATTTGTTAAAAACTCAGCAGAAGCTGTAACAGAAGAAGTGCCTACTAAATAATCTGTATAAGTATAAGTTGGAAAATCTTCATAATCAAAAGCACCTTCATAAACATAAAAAGTGTTTGATGTGTTTAAGTTTGTATATTGTAAAATCGCACCATCACAATTTGTTGTTATATCATACTCTTCACCAAATCTTAAATAAACCGTTAATAAAGCAGCTGGTGTAGTAACAGAAGTTCCTAAATTAAAAGCCGCTGATGTGTTCGTTATAGGTTCTGTATCAATATAATCTTGTAAGACTCTACTTAATAAAAAGAAACCATATCCTGTTGATGGATCAGGAAAGATTTTATCTGTAAAAACTTTTGTACCATTTACATAAAGATCACAAATGTATCTGAAATTACATTTACCAGAGTTGTTTGAGCTTACCGTTGTGTTGATTGGATTTGCAGAAGGATAAAACTTACCCGATGTTAAGTTACTAATTATTGTAATCGCCATTTGTTCTTTCTTACTTTATAGTATATGTTGAGAACTTTGTTGTATGTTTATTGTTGTTCTAAACTTATTGTTAGATACTCTGATATACCATTTGTAATAGATTCACCTAAAACGCCTAATCTTGCTTCTACTACACTATCAAAAAATCTTCTAGGTTGTATACCTTTCTTTTGCATAGAGTGTGCTAAAGCCCACGGATTTAAACCTTTAGCATCAGCCCAAGCTTTTAAGGCACCACCCATCTTTCTTATTTTATCTTTATCACCTGAGAACTTAAACTGAGTAGAGTAAGCAGAACGAGTACCATTTACACCTTGGTCTAAGAAGTGACCATAGTCAGCCATGAAAAATGATATATCACCATCTAAATCTGGTTGTTGTTCGTATGATACTGACCTTCTTAAAGTGCCATTAAAGTTAAGACCATTACGACTATTATCCATTTTTACAAGAATAGCTGCAATAGTTTCACGACCCCATGTGTCTTTAATCTGTTTAAGTAAATTTCTAAGTTCTTCGTTCATTATAAACCCCATTTACTTTTTAAGTATGACTCAACTAAATTTATGTTTGCTTTACTAAGTATTGAATCATATTGAATAAGTTCAGCTAAGATACAATTTGATGCAAAGATTCTCAATTGGTCATCATTTACTAAACCGTAGCCAAGTGCATCATTAGAACCACCAGTTGATTGTGTGGCTGAGTTTAACCAAAGATTTGCCTGTGGTCCCGATGTTAAGTCTGCTGTGAGTGATATAAGATTATATCCAGATGGTACTAAAGTTGATTTATAATCGTTTGGATAAGTCTCTGTAGGATATGAACCAGTA